CAGTCGATATCGACTAGTATAAATCCGTCCTTATCGGCAGCGCCCAAAACTTGACCTACAGCTAGAGGATCGGTTGCGGTTGTCACAACATATCCACCGCTTACATCGGCCTTAACACCAGAGTTCGTAGGATTAGCTAGTAGACCTGTTCCGGCACCCGTACCAGTAACTAGATTAATACCCGAAATTAGGAACATTCCTTGACGAACAACCTGAACGGCTTCACCCGAAAGCGCACACTGAGCTTCAGCGCGACGGATAGGGTCGAAACGTAGAGGATAAGCCAAAAATCCAAGCTCCTTAACGTCATAGAACAAAACACCGAGGGGTTTATCTCCGGGCTGTGAAAGCGTGACGGTCTGAGGAACTGACCAAATAGGTGAGTAAGCCTGATTAAATCTTCCAGCGCCCAAGTCCTGATTTGCATAAGGGCCATTTGCGCTTGCTAGATTACCAGCGATTACAACGGGGTTAAGGGGGTTCTGCCATCCCGAAGCTTGTACGGTAACGAGAACACCTTTAAAGGTAGGGATTGCACCAGAGAAAGCAAAAAACGGAACAATATCGTGTTCGTTAATGTTTAGTAGTGGCTTGATTACAATAGACATAATATTAATTTTCTCCTAAATTTATTTCTTTAGTACGATTCCTTCTGCACCGAAAGCGCCCTTGTATTTATCCTTAAAGGACTTTACTAGGTCAACGCCAAGATTGAGAGCTTTACCGTCTTCGGTAGCCTTAGCTAGAGCTTCTTGTACGGCTTTGTCGATAGCGGCTTTCGCGTCTTCTTTGTCGTCTTTTTTCTTTTTAGACGCTGTTCCTTCATCATCCGTGTCATCCGCTTTAGACTTCTTTTTAGAAGCTTTCGAATCGTCTTGATCGTCGTCTTGATCATTTTTTGTATCGTCTTTATCATCGTCATCCTTTTTCTTCTTTGCGGCTGCAAAGATTGAGAAGTTCGCATACCACTCTTCGAATTGAGTGTCGTCTGCTAGTTTAGAAACTTGCGATGCAACGGCTTTGCGGTCGGCGTCAGTTAGAGTAAATTCAGAATCAACTAGAGACATGTGAGAATTGAAAGTCTCCTGCGCGTCTCTCTTTGCTTGAGCTTTTAGAGAAGTCTCAAAAGTAGTGGTTAGTTCCTTGATTTGCTCGCGAAGTTCTTTCACTTCTGCCGTAGCATTCTTGGACTCTTCCTGTTGCGAAACGAACTTATCATTAGCTTGCTTGATAGCAGATTTGATAACTTCGGTGAGGCTTGAGGCGCTGACTTCTTTCAAGTCAGAATCCGTCAAAGCAAAAATTTGTTCTAGAGAATTGAGGTTTTTCATATTGCTAATAGTGTTTACATTAGGGGTTATTGAATGGGAAATACTTTCTTGTGCTTTTTCTTCTTTTTTATTATTTTCTTCGCCGGTGATAACGCCCTTGACTTGAGCCGCTGGTCTAGTAGTAAAACCATAGGCTAAAGGTTGGACATCATTTCCGTAAATATATTGATAAATTTGAGTGCCGTCTTCTAGTTTGTTTTCGCCACCTTTCATACGAAGAAACTTACTTAATTCCTCAATATGTTTGGGGTCTTTGACAACTTCAGCTTCACTCAAATTCGGAGAACCGATATTAATATAATAGTCATTATAACCAATTTCCCAAGAAAGGGAAACCGCCTCGTATAGAAGGCTTTCTGGATTGGAGCTATTTTCTAATAAATCTGCGAAATCGGGATTAACAATGCGAAATACCAAACCACCAATCGCGATATTAAATGGCCCTTCGCAAGCTAGGGATTCTTCTTCGGAAATTAATTGATTAGTTCCATAAGTAGTAAAACCAGTATTTAAAATAACCCCCACGATACTAGAGCGATTATGCTCTAAATCCATAGGTTTATAAGCAAAATGCTGATTGATAGCTACGGCAGTTTTAGAATCTATAACATGACCATTTTTATTAGCCCGATTAATTACCGCGCCGTTTCCAGCGAATCCAAGAAGATCATAATTCTTATCGTAATCGATATTCTTAGGAAGAAGAGTCTTAATAGCTTCTAGAGATGCAACGGCAAGAAACTTATCTTGTTCCTTGTCGGCTGCGCATTTAGCCGTAGACGAAAATTGAGTTGTATATTTAAAATCTTTACGCATTACGTTTGGTAAATTTAAGATTCATTCCTTTAACAACCCCATCCGCAGCATAAATTGTTTGCGGTTGAACAATATAATCTTTGTCTAGACCAAGTTTCTTAAGAACGTTAGCCATTTGACTTGCGCTCTTAATAGGGGGGAGATGCCCTTGACCGTGGCGCGAAACATAATCCCAAAAATCTTGGCTTTGATAATCTAATCTGATAAACACGCTTTGGAGCATCGAACGCAAATCATTTATTTCGTTTTGTAAGGGTTCAACCCATTCAATAAAATCTTCCAATGAATCGTCGTTCGCGTCGCTCGAAGTATAGCCTTTATCTCCGACTTTCGGAGCCGAATCGTCTACATCCGTTCCGCCTTTAGGAGTAGCCGACCCGTTATAAGTAACGCTTCCGCCCTTTTTGCTCAAAGGCGTGGGCTTATTCATCATACCATCTTCGTTATCTGCGGGGGCTATTTGCTTAACTCCTTTTTCGTCCTTTTCCATAGGTCGATAATCATTATCGATGTCGTTCGGATTTATAAACTTATCAAAACGTAGTTTGATATCAGCTATGGATTCACGCAGATGTTTAATTTTAGCAATGTTATTCTTGTTCATAGCGATAGATTCAAATGCATTTACACATATTTTCTCTAATAGTTCTTAATTATCTGGAGTTTCGGCTAATTTGGCGGTAGCATCATATCGGGCTTTTAGACCATCGTAAATACCTTGAGCCTTCCAAGAAGCGCCCATTGTTACTTCCATATGACGAAAAGCATTAGCTATATTTTTGTAATCAATCGGGGTTTCAGCTATCAAGGTTTGTAATGTTCGCATATCGACCCGAGAATTACCAACGGTGGAATTACCACGGTTATAAACAGTAGCAACCAAAGCTCCTTGGCAATTTAAAGTTAAATTATCAAAGCCGGGAAAGGTTCTTCTGGTTAAAGACCAATAATTAGGAACTTCATAGATATCAAATTCATCTATAGCCGATTTCCAAGGAACGATAACATCTTGCAAATCCTTGACGAGTTGTTGTGCGCTTTTTCCGGTGACTCCGGCGCATTTAGTAAATCTTTCGACTTGATTTGCAACTAAGTAACTCTGCCAGCTATCACTCGTTACAGAGGAGGATTGTTGCCCCAAATCCACTCCGATACCCACGGTTGGGCCAGAGTTTCCGCCGGGGTAAGTAGCGGTTCGATAATGACGATCATAATATCCATGACCGCCATCTATACCATTGACAGAAGTTGAACTGACTTCAAAATCGGTAATTAAATCTTCTGCAATTTGAGGAAGCTTCGGGGACGTGAGCCTGACTTGAGGAGCCCCAAGATTTGTTTCGACCGTTGAGTCTTGAACCTTCGCCGGATGACAGCCTGCGATTAATAAAACAAGCCATAGCCAACAGAGTGACTTGACCAATTTCATTATAGATGAGTCAGAATTAGATAAAAGACAATAAGCTCACTCGCATTATCGCAAGCCTTTGAAAGCACACTCGCTTTAACATATTCTTCTCTAGTCAAAGAATTATTTAAGAAACCGGAATATAAGGAGGTCAAAACTAAAGCTAAAATAATTTTATTTGCTTCTAGTGCGTAACTATAGATTACGGAAGGATCGTCTAATAATTTATGTCCGTTATTCAACCACTGAGAAAATAATCCCAATAACACAATGGCGATTAAACTTATCGGAAGCCATAAGTAATAATTTTGATTATTACTAATGTGTTTTGCTGCCAGATTTGCTTTGGCTAACAATTTCATTACAGAAGCCAGAAAACGATCTTAACTAGGTCGATTCCTAAGAGAATGGCGATTGTCCAGAAAGCTCCCTTCGGATGAAGCACGATTGAGTTTACGATAGAGTTATATAGAGTTTTCATTATGATAGGGCTGTTACGATTTTATCTTTAAGGGTTTGAGCTTTCGACACTTCATCTTCTAAAACTTTAATGGCTCCTTGAATACTCAGAATATTCTTATTATGTTCGATGATTGAATTAACCTTGGTCGAAATTAAGGAATCAAGTCGCTCCCCCTCTGTTTTAATATTCGCTAAAGCAACATCGGCGGAATAAACAAAATCTTGTTTAATGTCCGTTCCGATTGTTTCTGCGTCGGTTTGTACCTTAGAAAGAAACCCTTTTAAAAAAGAAGATTTTGTAGTTGTGGCCATATGTTTTCCTTATCTATATTATATTAAATTTGAACGCTTTTGTCTATTTTATTTAAAGTAAAGAGAGTAGCTTTTGTATGCCAGACACAATGAATCCGACGACCTCTCCTAAAAAGGTCATAATTGGAGCTACTAAAGGCGGGAAGAAAATACATACCACAATAATAATGATAACCGATCCTCCCAAAAACCAAGGTAGAGCATGGAAGAAAACGTAAGCTTTATAGAAAATAGATTGTTTCCAGTCGGCAATTTGTTTATTCAAACTATCGATCTGACTTAACATCGCGTTTTGAACTTGTAGATCGTTTGCTTTCTGTTGGTTTGCTTGAGTTTGAAAAGTTTTAGCATCCTTTTGGCTTTGCGCTAATTCCGATGCGACATTTTTATTTTTTAGTAAATCGCTATAAGCTTGAGTTCCTACGACAATAACATTACCCGATAATCCGGCTGGCAAAATAATATCCAACGCCCCCGTAGAGGGATCGATAATAGCGTTTTCAGTTAAGGGCTTTTTAGGAGCTTGAATGAAAGAAGTTAGAGAATGGGCTAAATTATCAGCTTGGTCTATTCGACCCTTTTCAATGGCGGCGGGAATAGCATAAGCTCCCTCGCTCAATGTCTCCGATTGCTGTTCGAAAAATTGGGGGTCGCAACCGAATAAACATAGGCTGCAAAGTAAAGCTAAAATCTTCTTTCTCACACTCCTTATTCAACTAAAAGGAGGTTATGGAGAAATTAATTCTGGCTTAAATAAAGAAGGGTTGCCTCAAAACTGGTTATAGAATGCTCTTGCGCAAGGGTTTCCACGTTTGCAAGGGATTCGCTGGATGGGCTTTGTAGACTTTTAATGTATTTAGGCACAGCCGCCTTCCATTTTACTCTTGGCTCGTTTAACATAATCGCTTGAGCCGTTAGCTCACAAAGGCGATATTCATTTTCGTTTAAAGACTTCTTTTTATGAGCCTTTAGTGATTTCTTTTCTAATTCACTAAGTAATGATACGGACGCGGCTGTTGTATCTCGTAGCTTAACAACGGAAATTGAAGCTCCGATGGGTTTCGTTTTCTTAGTTTTAGTTTGGGGGGATTTAGAGCCCTTGGGTCTACCGCCGGGGGAAGTTGGGCCTGATGGGCCAGCGCCGGTTGCTCCTTCGCCATTAGGGTCTTGCATAGAAGCCCCTACAAGCGGCAAGAATAAACCATCGCCTCTTTGATCGGTGTATTTCTGGATTTCCTGAATGTATTCGGGCTGTGATGTGTCGGGAAGTTTTCCGGTATCGATAGCGGTAAAGAATTGCTGTGGGGTGAGAATACCAAGTTCCGCCATACGAGTAAACAAACGAATAAACTCAGCTTCGTCCTTAAGTTGAATATCTTCAAAAATCAATTCGGGATAAGTCTTGAAATTCATAATATCGCAAACGCGATTTACTTCGTTTTGCAAGAACTGTAGAAACTTCTTGCGAGGAGCCGATAAACGTTCAATGAAAATTTTTGTCTTAACCGAAGTATTGGCAAACTTTTCATTATCATTGAAAAACAAAGCATTTAAACCAATGTTGATTTGTCTATTTAATTCCGTATACTTTTCAGGCCCGAGTAATTCCTGAATATCGGGAACAACCCATTCGGCTTTTGTGGTATAATCTGCAACAAGAGTACGGGAAACCGACTCGTTTTGAAACAATCTTTGTAGTGTCGATAAAGTTTGAGGATTAATTCCGCCTTCGTCCTTTTTAGCTCCATTCGTAATCAAAAGAAGGGCACGGTCAAGCGTTCTAGCGAGAGCTTGATCTACGCGCTGCATTTCAATATGCGCATTAATTTGCTCTAGAACCGGAAATACGGAAGGAACGGCGAACGGTTCGTAATCTTGCTTCTTAGCGAAAATAGGATAAAGATGCTCTTGGTCTAAAGGAATATAAGGAATAATATTATTCTTAATCTTCTGCTTAGTTTCCGGGTCTAAAGAATCAAAAAGCATCTTATCTTCTTTAGTCTTAGGGTAGCGAAGCTTCTCCATCTCGATAGGAGTAAGCATTTGAAAATACTGAGAATTCTGAAAGATAACAGTATTGTTAGTACGAATGCGGGCTGGATTAAGCATTACATAACGTAAAGGAATACCGCTGAGTTTGCTAACATCCGCTCCGTAAATTTCCGATAAAGTTTGGCTATCATTCGTATTAAACTTAGCATCGAAACGAAATAGAAAGACGTTTCCAGAACGATGATATTCTCTAAAGAATTGTTCTTTTAAAGATTCTAGATTAATTCTCTTGAGCCAAGTGCCGATAAACTTTCTGCTAGTTGAATTGCCTCCTTGAAGGTAAATTCGGCTATCGCAAAGCTCGGTCATGATCTCAATGGTATTGCGAACCAAGGCGACGTTCCAATACGCCTGCTGACAAAGTTGAATTGAATACTGAATATCGATTAGAGCATTATTATAATAAAATGGATTTAAACCGCCCTCTAAATGGATGTATTTATCAGTAGGATTAATCGTCGCGGCGCGGTCGCGGCGCATTAATGTAGAATTAGGAGAAGTCGATCCTAATGCTTCTCCACGGAAAATGAGAGAGGCACTTGTACTACCCTCTCCCACAAACTTGGGCTCAACGTACTCATTAGCAACGACTTCTTTTAATTTTTTTGGTTTTCTCATAACGCCTGTTTATCATTACACTTATAACACCGAGGAATCGATCAGATATTGGATATCATATTTTGTCATTCGTTCTTTGGCGTTGTAAATTTTTTCTATAGTTTCGGCCATTTTCGTCCGATTGTCACAAAATCCAAATTGCAAATTAGGATATTTTTGAATTAACTGTTTGACATTGTGAAAGACATAATCGGGAGTTATTCTGGTTCGCTGACCTATATAAGAAATACGATCAAAAGCTAAAGCATCTCCTATCATATTTTCGACTAAAACAAAGACCGTAGCGTTAATAGATTGAGCTCGATGCATTTCTCGTTCAAATCTTTCGATTTGGTTACTAAACGTAGCGACAAAATCTACCAAAGACTTTCTTTCAATAAAGATATTATTGAAATGGCTTTTACAAGTATAGTCACTGAAGTCCAACCCGGAAACAATTACTCTTGTAGAGGAGCTAAAACGCAAGGGTTTTTGTTCGCGGGTATCTTGAATGATATCCAAAGGCTCATTATTATAGGCTAACGATTTTACATTATAATCATATTTTTTAATCAAGTCTAATTTTTCAGCTATTAAACTATAATCATAGCCAATTTTATTTAAGAAAGAAACCGAAGGTAGGATAGAAGACCTTAATTCGACTTGGCTAGGCAAAAAAACCAGACCCTTATTTTTCTTTCTTTCTCCGAATAAAGTAAATAAAAAATTTAATCGTTCGTTGCTAGGAAGATTCTTAATATAAGTAATGCAATTACCACGATTGGAAAACATATTACCGAAATAATATTCCTTACTTTTGAATTCTAATGGTTCGTTTGTGAGCAAGTCGTATCTAGGGAAATACTTTTGATAGTATTCCTCTTTTAAGAGTTTATGAACCCGAAGGTGGCGATGAAGCCCCGCGTCATCGTCAAACTCTTTATTGCATTCGACGCATTTGATCATTTATTCAACGGGAACAGACGCAACGAATTTTAGAATGTCTAGAAACTGGCTCTTCGATTCGTCTCGTTGATCCTGTGATAGTTCTTTTAAAAATTTAAACACTTCAAACGATCCAAAAATATCAGAAACGATTGATTGTTTCAGGGCAGTATCGGCTTTATCGAAGTCACAAATTCCAGTCAATCCTAGCTGGTTGAGATGGAGGAGTTTACTTTTGTCGTCTAGAACGTCAACGATGGTATCGAAAATTTGCCCTAAAGATAGCTCGGTTTTATTTTCTTGCAGATATAAAGAGCCGTAAATAACAAGCGAAATTAATTCTTGGTGAGAAGTATATTGATTCCAGCGGCCCCAACTATCTACAAATAATTCGGTAATAGTTTTTTCGTCTAGGCTATATTTTTTAGAAGCGGCCTTAACGGACGACTTCATTTGAGCGTAATGTTCGAGAGATAATGTGATTTTAGGATTGTCGGGCATAATACTATTATATGGTTTTCAAATACAAAATTAAACAAAAAATGGACAAAAGGTATTATTTATTTCTTCGTCGGGGGTAAACATAATATCAAAATAATATTTTGACCCGTTAAAAGCTAGAAGACAGCAAGTATAGTTATCTCGGCGCGCTTTATCTGCGCTTTCATCATTTTTTACTTTAGTTGGTAAATCGAATTGCAGAGTTCCAGCCGAAGTAGCCTTAACTTGAATTAAAGCAATTTGATTGATTGTCTCATCGATCCAAGCGTCTTGCTCTTCTATGAATTCAGAAGGAGTCAAAGGTCTGACGTTGACTTTATCTTTTAATTGAACCGGCAATGCTAAATTAGCATATTTGACATAAGCGTTATCGTTCGAGCAAATACCCGCAGGAAACCAAACCTTTTTAGCCACGATGCCCGTCTGTAAATATTCATTCATACGTCTATTCGTATCAGAAGAAAATAACTGAGGATAGACGAAGTGTTTAGTCGAAATATTGTATTCTTGTTTCGCGCGTTGAATCATTTCAATATAATTATCTTTATTGAAATTAATTTCTGTATTAAACATCTCCAACTTCATGTTATTCTCGCTGGCGATTACAGAGCTATTATAACTTTCAATAAACTCAGTACCCGATTGATCAATAATGGTAAAAACGATATTGAAATTTTGTAGAATATAGGTTAGATAAGCATAATGCTGATCTAAGCTAGCTCCGGCTCGGCCATAGCTATGAGCAAGCATGATTCTTCGTTCGTTGGGTAAAAGCTCATAAACAGCCATAGCGAAATGGTCAGAATTAGCTGTCTTAGCATACGAAGGATCAATTGCCAAAATATATTTGGAAGACTTGTTACCTTTAATTTGAATCGTCGGACTTTGCCCGAAAGGCACAGTACATTCGTATAGTTTTTGAACGTCGAAGAATCCATCTCCGCCCTTTGTAAAGATAGCTTTATATTCTCTCTTGAAATAATCACTATTTTCCGTTCCGCTATTTTTAGCAGATTGAATCATACCCCGATCCATAAAGGATTCTTCCGGCAATGCCTCGTAACTCGCACGCATAACAAAATAGCTAGGCTCTTTATCCTCTTTCAACCTATCTTTTAAAATCTGTTTTTTATAAGTATCGAAAATAGTATAAAGATATTGAAATTGCCAAGAGGCCGAGGAAAATACCAAGTATTTATTTGAAGGAAAATCAATACGATCCGTTTCCTTCATTTCTCCTCTTTTAATTAAGTTATTCTCAATTTCTCTAATTCGAGCCTCTTCGGCGTAATCCTGTCTTGCTGTTAAGAAGGGCTGAATAATAGAAGTCTGAATTTCTTCACTAATAAGCAAACCTTCATCGACAAGCACAGTGGAGGCGCGCGTACCTCTAAGACCATCTCCGTTTGATAAAGGTAATGCAAAAATTTCAGAGCCGTTCTCCATTTTCCAAGAAAGAATATCCGGGCGACGATAAGGATTGTTAGGGAAACAAGCCGATAATAAATCAGCATTCTTGCCCCGAATCATTTTTTCAGAAGCGTCAAATAACCGTCTAGCCCCTCTGAAGTTAGCTGAAATCAAACAAAGTTTACTATTCGGAAAAAATATAGGATAAAGGCAACAAAAAACAGAGATAATGAAGGATTTTCCAACCCCTCGACCCGCCACAAATAAACCATTATCTTTTAGAATCAAAGCTCTTAAAGCAATCTCCTGAATAGGCAATAATTTGATTCCGCTTAATAGTTCAAAAGTAAATCCTATATTATGACGCAAGAATTGAGCTAGAAGAACTTGGGCTTCTTGATCATTAAGATCGTCAGTTAATTCTCTTACGATAGAATTAAAGTCTGTTGTCTTAAGCCTTTTTTGTTTTCCATTCGTCCAAGCCATTTATAGTCCATTCATAAGTTCATCTTTATCTGACCCAAAAAATTCGAAACGAACGTCATCCATTGAAGATAGATTATCTATTTCCTCGGCGACTAACTTCTTTCTGGATTCCGCAAATTGAATCAGGAGCTTACGCTTTCTATGATCTTTAAATCCTTCAATAAGTTGAGCTACGTTCGCGGTGCCGTGATTTCCATTCACTCGATCTTTACGTTTACCACTCAAATCATTCTGCGCTGATTTCTGACGTTTTTGATTTTGGTCAATAGCTTCCAGAATCTTATTCATTTGATCTACAAGGGCTTTGGGAGGAGTTCCTTTATCGTCTAGGCTCTGATCGCGTATAACCTTAAGTTGATTAAGCTCTCGAATAAGCTGAGTATGATGAACGATGTCCAAACACCAATTTATATACAAATCCACTTCCTCTTCCGATAAATCACCTTTGTCATAAACGAATCGAACGAAAGAGGATTCCATTAAATCTCTGTCGCGTTGATCAATAAACTCATTCATAATCATTTGAAAACGATGAACGTTTACATAATGCATGAGCCCTTGGGTGTTCGCTTTTTGTCTTGGATTAATCTTACTAATATCTAACTTTTCAAATACGAAAGCGTTTATTCGTCGAATTGCTTCTTCCATTGTTCGAGGAGGGGTATATCCCACAGTTACCTCTTTAAAATCCGATCTTACTTTAACTCTGAAACTACTAGGCGGAAGCACGTTATCAATAAAGTAACGAACCGCTCTCGCTTCTGCGCTTAAAGGTTGAATATGAGGATCACTAAACAAACTTTGCGTAATTTCTAAAGGGGTAAGTTGGCTAATATGATTTTTAATAAACTCACGTTGATCTAAAGACAATACTATTTTTCTAGTTTGTTTTTGATCGAAATGTGTCGATCTGGCTTGAAGCTGTCTACTAGATAAAAATTCTTTTAGAGCCTTAGCTTGTTTGGATCGTCCATCGAAATCCTTGCCAAAAATTAGTTGAGTTAATTCTTTAAGACTATCAATTTTTTCGACATTCCAAGCCTGAAGTATTCGTTCTTTTTGTTCATCCGTTAAGACAATATCTTTATCGGATTCGTCACTAGTTTCCATTGCCCGTTTCATTTCATCTAGGGTCAGGATTTTTTCTCGTTCTATTCCCGCTTCTTCAGCTAAAGCCCTTGTAATAAGTTCGCTGGCGTATTCAGAGCCGAACCCAAATTGTTTAATAACCTTGGACGTGGTAGCGCCTTCGTTATTTTTAAGAAACTCGATGACTTGTTCTAAATGTCGTTTTTTAGTTTCGTCCATTAATCTAAACCTTCTTCTAGAATCTTTTTTGATTTCTCAACAATTATATGCTTGATTTGTTTCAGACGCTTATAGCCGGGACTTCTTCCCGCCTCATTTGTTCTAAACCCCATGATTTTAGCCACTTCCGATTCTTCTTTATTGTCAATATAAAGTAGCTTGTAAAATTTCCATTCCGCTGGCTTTAATGTTTTTTCTAAACGAGAATCCAGTTTCTTTCTTTGTAATTCGATATCAAAAAAGTCATCGGTCTTGTTATGAACTTCTTGCTCGTGATTGTGCATGGAAACGGCGAGTTTGATGTCGTGGGCATTTTTCTTTGATCCGGCCCATTTCTTAAATAATGGACACTCGGAACATTGCTCTCCCGATGGGGTTATTTCGCAATGACCGTCGCCTCGATTATAAATACATCTCAAACAAGGTCGGGAAAAATTCCAGTAAATATTACGAAGAATATTTTTAATTTGAGAAGAAATAATCTTATTTACCCAAGGACGAAACGGGAGCAGCGGATTATATTGGTTGAATTTTTTAAATACATGATTCCGAATAATTTGGCTAACATCGTCGTAGTCCATATAAGTAATAGCACTTAAAGACCATTTATATTTTCTTTTTTTTAGTTCTGCATCTAAAATAGGTAGTCCCTCTTCGAATGTTCGGGGATTATTTTCCATTTTGATTCCTTTTATAATCAGCCACCTCGTAACAATAATTTATAAATTCTTCTTGTGAAAAATCAACTTTCATATATTGTAAATCTTTATGAATCCATTGTATATTTTCAAAACTGTATCCTTTTGAAGAGTCTATACGGTCAAGGGAAGCGGTGCCCTCGGTACTATCTTTGCGTTTATTAAAAGTTAATACTCTTCCTGTTAAAGCGCATTTACGATTCTGTTTTAAAAATAAATCCCAAATTTCTTCTATAGTAACATTAAATTCGATTTGCTTTATTTTTGCTCTATATTGGATTTTGCAGAAAACCGTAGCACTAATTTCGCCATGTCCTTTCCATCGAATATTTTTAGCTCCCAAGGGATGATGTATTCTTTCCTGTTTTAAACATCCGCAGCTTTGAGTCTCTCCACTGTTTAAATGGGAAATGGCGGCGATGGTCTCGTTGCCGCAATCGCAAAGACAAAACCAATGTCTAATTTTATATTTATCTACATGAGAAAGATTAATAACCCTTAATCTCCCAAACCGTCGCCCCGTCAAATCAATAATTTTTTTCATATTTAGCTACCGGGAGTAACGTCTGTCGGCGCTCGGTTGCTTATTGATTCTTGTTTTAATTTTGCTAAAACTTGTTCTGGCGATTCTTTACTTTTCCCTCTAGATACACCAAACATAGGGTCGGCAACGGCTTGTGCGGTTGGGACGCCAGCACCCAATCTACCTTGAAGTCTTCGTCTAGATGTTTGGCGGTCTTCATTTGGATTCCATTTAATAGCATTGGAGCCTTCGATATTTAGTTCTACTTTAATACTATCTACGTTCGGAATTTCTTCTACGAAATCTACGTCTTCCTCGGCCTCAGCGCGTCTTCTTGGCTTGCGAGTTATTTCCGGCTCTGGTCTATTAGTGGGTAATTCCGAAGCCGAAACCTCAAACGGTTTTCCGCAACCGGCGCAAAACCCCGGTTTTCTCGTAGTATAATAGGATTTCGTTCCGCAAGATGAGCAAAATAAAGATAGTGGCATATTAGTGTGATCGTTTAACAATTAATTTCAATAAAAAATATTCGAGACTCGCCAAAAATGATATTGTCAGAATAAGGTATGGAAGACCCAATAATAAACAAAATATAACCGATAGCCAAAACGAGGCACAAATCGGACAAAATATCAATCTGGTAATAAAGTTATTGTGATTTTCTATTATAAACTTATTATACGATTCTCCTTTTAAGTTATTTTTATAGTTTTTGAAGTAAAATAAATTACTCCATTTATCGACTTGTAAAAGATCAAGATATTCTTCAATCCAATACGTGTTTAGGTAAGAGTAAATAAAGAACGCAATTGAAGTAGATAATACAAAAATTGTATTCATTTCTATACACTTATCCTAAAAGGATATACACCTAATTTTTCTATTTATTTACTTTTCTTTCCCTTGGCCGGTTCTTGCTCTTCTAGAATAATAGGGAAAAGAAGATTAATTACACGAATGGGAATCGAATTTTCATTCTCTTCATTTCCAACTTTGAAGTCAGAATAACTGATTTTTCTTAAGTCTTTAATTTCAATAGGGGAGTTAAGAAATTCTTCCCATTTTTCTAAATAGACCTTAAAATTATCATCTTCCTGTTTAGGATTTCCGTGCTCTTCCGCGAGCTTCTTTCTTGTAGATTCTATTGGCTTTAATTCGCTTTCGACCCAATTAAGATTGCGGCTTAATGTATATGTGGTTTTGGAGTCAAATTTGAAAGAATCTAAAGCGGATAGTCCGGCTTTGAGTTGAATTAGTTCTAAAGGTGTGATTGTCATATATTTATTATATGACAAAAAATGCTATTTATCAACTATTTTTTTAGCAGATTTGACTAAATGCGCAGGATTTATTTCCCAAGGATCGGTATGACCACATATATGAATGCCATATTTACGGGCAACTTCTACGCCGAAAGAACTACAAAACCAATGCCCTTTGTCTAATTTTCCATACTCGGAAGGGCCAACCGCAAAACCAAAAATACCCCACCAATCATAAGACTTTCCTAATTGCTTATTTATCCATTCTTGAGCTTTTTTATCATCTTTAACAAGCCAAGTAGCGATATGGTTTGCCCCTTTAGGAATAGAATCTAGTTCATGAACTCCAACAAAGGGTTTCGCTTCATAATATTTATTTCCTATAGAAATACCAATATGCGACCATTTAGAGACAGTCCAAATACACACCGCATAAGCAAATAAGCGAGTTATACCCGAATGGGCATTAGGAGTAAACGCCCATAAAGTGAGCGTCGCCATAATTAGTTACCAGTAGCAGCCCAACGTACTGTAGCTATCGATGTGCCGTTAGGAAACACGCTAAAATTGAATCCTACAGGCTCCGTACCGCTAGGAGGAGTAATACCAAGACAGCTTAACAAAGGGAACAAATAAGTGCTAAGAAGCATTTCTGTGTTAGGCGCGTCGGGGCGAATCGTAGTAGGCGTATAGGTCGCTGTTTGAACCGATGGTGTGATTGAAATTCCAGAGGGTGTGGGCATAGTTTTGTTTTCTTTCTTGAATTAATTACACTTTTTTAAGCGAAACCTGTCACAATTCCATTAGTTATGGTTATAGTTTTACCAACTAAAGAAGAGGTCGTAACAGTTCCGGTATATCCATTATTAGCATTAAGGCTGGCAGCGGTGAGATTACCCGATCCATCTGATGTAATCGCACCGCTGTCAAGAGACACACTACCTGCTACTTGAAATAGGTGCGTTCCATCATCCGTAGTCGTTCCTATCAGCAGGTTACCATCAGCCATGAGACGCATCTTCTCGGAATACGTTCCAGACTGGCCGTCGTTGTTCTTAGTCCAAAAAGCGGCGTCTGCCCCATAATTATCCTCAGATACTACACGTATAGCAAACTGCTCAATTTCTGCTGAGTTGTTGTAAAATGCTATTCCGTAGTATTGGCCTGCTACTGTGTAGTTTCCACCAAAGGTGAGAACATTTGAATTGATTGTGTAGCTTTCTACATCGAGGGGAGACAATGGAGAATTTGTACCAATTCCAATAGAACCACTAACAGTAAGATTACCAGAACCATCCGATGTAATAGCTCCGTTGTCGAAGTACATCCCACTACGCCATGTTACAAATCCTGTAGTGGGGTCAAGTCCCAAGGTATCACCTGCTGCACCTAAAGAACTTGTTGAATCGTAGATACCACCGCCTGTTGTGGAAATATACAGGTTGTCGTAGTCGTCGATCAGGTATTGACCGCCACCGTTACCACCACGGTACAAGGCACCATTACCATTAGCCAGAGGATGTACTGATCCAAGACCGGGATAATTTAATTGAATGGGTGATACCGTGCTATCTACAAGCACATTACCATCAGGCCCATAAAGCATTTGAGCTTGAGACAACAGTGTATTGTTGGGATAGTAAAAATTACCCGAGCTATCGATAGCAGGTAGATTACTGTTTCCAGCAACAAGTAAAGCTGTTTGTACAAAGAGATATCCATTACTATCAGCAAGAATCTGAGAACTACCTGTAGGATAATAAAGCAATCTTACATCAACTGTAGGGTCAGTCATCACTGATCCGTCGCCGTAGTAAAGTCGTCCTGCAAAATCAGCAATAGAACGGCCTATTGTAGGGTATAGGAGATATAACCCACTGTCGTTTACTGTTAAGTTCGACCCATCCCCGTAGTAAAGTTGAGAGTTGCTGTCAGATAGTTTGGATGTGCCGTTACCGTAGTAAAGGTT